ATACTATCTCTATGTTCTGGAATATTCAAAATGCCCAAAACTTCTCTAAGTTTCCCGGCAAAAGACCTTACGACAATCCCGTTAGGGTCTTTCTGCTTGAGTATTTTAGCTATCGCAGATTTTCCTGTGTGCATTTTACCGTGGAGTCCAATGATTTTAGCCAAGACCTAACTCCTCATCTTTTACTAATTTGCAATCACAATAATGATAATGAATTGCCTCTACTTCTGCTAATTTAGGAGGAGATGCCATATTCGCTATCTTTTGCGCCCTAGATAGAATACCATCCCATAAGTCATCATTCCGTTTGACCACAAATGTCTTAATTTGTTGGGTATTTTTATTCTCATATAAAATGACACCCTCAGAATGCCCCAACATGTGTAAATAACATTGTAATTGGGTAGAATGCTCCATTTTAGGTCCATTCGCTATGTCATCGTCCCAACCACGCTGATTGATAGTTTTGAGTTCTAACACAAATAACTTACCATCATGGTGAAGGATAAAGTCGGCACGACCCGATAGTGGAACAGGACTCTCTATTTTACAGGATTGCTCCCTGTATAACATTAAATCTCCAAAATATTTGGCGTACCGATCTTCCGCAGAATTGCCCACCCCAAATATACGTTGAAGAGTTGCAGAAATCGGTTTTTTGGGAAGTAGGCCATTGTAATGAAGCCACAAATATCGGTCACAAGGATTTCCTACAGCCGACACAAAAAATTTACCCCTACTAGTACTTTTTTGGGGGTGCGCCAACTGCTTATCCAATTGCTTTACTAACAATTGACCTAAATCTTTAGTATCCCAAGATTTAGTAACGTTTTCGGTTATCTCTTTTACGCCCATTTATTTCCTTTCAGATGCAAGACCTATTAAAAACACGTCAATATCATAATGAATTTCTTTAGCGTTTTCGGTAGTTATGTGAAGCACGTAATCTACCCCGCTATCTAGTAGAAATTCATTACGTTCTTTATCTTTTTTAGTAAAATGTCCATATACTCCATCAGCTTCAATAACAGTTCCTATTTCAGCTATCCAAAAATCTACGAAATATTTACCTATTTGTCTTTGAGACTCCCACCTCAACCCCAACTCACTTAAGTAGTCGGCTATTTTTGTTTCCTGTGGAGTCATCTCCTGCGGTGCTTGTTGGATGTTGAGTGGCATCTACCTGTTCCTTCAATTGTTCCCCTAATTCAGGTTGTTCTGTTACCAATAAAGTTTTCAAACCATTAAGTCCCATAACTTTATTTCCAGAGTAATCATACCAAGCACCAGCTTGTTTTATAAGCCCGTATGCCAAGCCTTCCCGCATGTAACTTTCCATAATGTCTATTCCCCCATCTACACGGAAGGGAACTACCACTTTCTGCCAATGGTCGGCAGCGGTTTTATTCTTCTTCAAGGTGACTTCCATATCAAAACCTTCTTTGGTTTTGGTTTTCTTGTCTTCAATCCAACCCGACCGTCGAACCTCTAGCATCATGTGGTTCCAGTAAACTTGACCTTTACCACCCGGCATCTCTTTGATAGCCACAGGACCAATAGAAGAACGCTGTTGGTTAATACAAACCAACGCAGAACCGTTTTTAAGTCTGCTCATTAGCCTACTAAGCGAGTCGTTCACAAATCTAGCTAACCACCCCATAGGATGTTTATCAAAGTCGGATAATTCAGCAGAAGGAATCATTCCGGCTATACTGTCTATAACTACTAAGTCTACCCCTGCCTCCATTACTGATCTAACAACTTCTATAGCTGCTTCACCACTTGCAGGTTGGGACGCTAGCAGCAGATCGGGGTCAACGCCGCATTTACGGAACCACGCCTCATCTAGAGACATCTCGGTATCAATCCATACCGCAGTACCCCCTGACTTCTGCACCGACTCTACAGCCTTCATAGCTAGGTAAGACTTACCTCCACTAGGCTGTCCGGTCAATAGAGTAAATCTCTTTTTGGGAATACCCCCACCTGTTAATTTATCTAGCTGAGGTATTCCAAAAGGAATACGATCAAATTTAAAATCGTCATCAGATGCTAGCGTAAGTCCATCAACGCCCTTCAAGAGTTGATCCATAAGAGGGGTGTCTGTTTTAGCCATCAGCGAGACTCCTTATTTTTGATACTTCGGCATCAGCCGCAGACAGAACCAAAGGCCATGCCTTATTGATCGCAGTTTTAGCTTTTGCCATTTGTTCGTCTAAATCTTCGTCTGTATCTATATCTCTGATAGTCACTTCAATTTTGGCGTTGTTGTAGTCACCTAAATTTACTGTGAATCCTAATGATTGATCTATCTTCATAATACTAATACCTCTACTTCTTCAGTCTTATCTAAATCTTCGTACTTTTGTCTCCATATACAATAATGACCTTCTAATTGCTCCTTCTCCCCGTCAGCCGGATATTTCGCTTCCTGAATTGCTTTATCAGCGTCTACTACATGCGCCCATGAAGGGTCATGAATTTCAACATCCACTAGCAACGGAATGCCTATAGAATTTTCTTCCATCAAGGTGCGAACCCTCTCTACGACTTCTTCTTCCCCTTTAGCAACCTCTACTAATAATTCGTCATGCACTTGCATTATTAAAGCAGACTTTTTATCTTTCAGGTAATCATGGACAGCGATCATTCGCTCAGACATTATATCAGCAGATGTACCCTGCACTAGATAGTTAATGCCCGCATATGCGAAGTCTTCAGGAATCCAGTATTTTCGTCCATACCTATTCTGAACCGTGCCAGTCTTGACAATTTTAGACATCACGCTCTTAATAAACTTTTTGGATCCCGGCAATCCATCTAAGAAATTCGCTTTATATTTTCTAGCCTCCTTAATAGTACAATCTAGAGAATTGGCTAGGTTTTCTAACCCTAATCCATATAAAATACCAAACGATAAGTTCTTTGCCGCCTGACGATAAAACTTCCACTCTGCATGAGTTTCATCCACCTTAAAAGCAGCCTTAGCCGAATTATCGTGCAGGTCAACTCCTTGATCCTTCAGCTCTTCTAATTCTTTTTCATTCATAAAGTATGATAAGAATACCCATACTTCCATTTGCTTATAATCAAACCCATATAAGGTATATCCATCTCTAGGAACAAAGGCTTTCCTAGTCGCAAATTTAGTGGGGTCGCCATCTACAAAAGTTTCTTCCCCAACGAACGCCCATGCAGAGATATCTTGATCGTCAAGGGATATCCTTCCCTTGTTTGCTTTTACTATAGCCTCTAATCGCCCCTGTAGTGCCTTCATTTCCTCTTCATTGAGGATTTGTTCCACAGTATTAATTATCCCTCTAGGAATATTTTGTAGATTAGGATTTCTAGATGATAACCTACCCGTTACCGTCCCCCAATTACAGTAGGTGCAATGAAGCACATTCGTTTGAGAAAGCGGTTCGATATAAGTACTCAACATTTTACCTAATGTTCTATACTCTCTTACTCGTCCTGCTAACTCATGGTTAATTTTGACTAGGGATTTTTCACCCCAAGAGGGATTCCCCTTTTCTGTTACATCAGGAGACTTAATGCCCAAAGATTCAAACACTTTACCTAGCTGTTGGTTAGAAGCGACATTGAATTCTTGGTTCGCTATGGCATAGATTCTGTTCAGAACAGCCTCTTGCCTAGCACCAACCCTTTTTGCGCCATCTAAAGCGTAGTTCTTATCAATCTTAACGCCCCTGTACTCCATATCATATAGGACGGATGTTAGGGCAATACTTTGTTGCCAAATTTTAACTTGGTTGGTTTCTTCGATAGCCTGTTTCCTAGAAAAATATAATTCTCTAGTCCAAAATACATCATTACAGCAATAAGGACCTAATAAACTTATAGGAGCTAAGGAGAAATCTTTATTCCACTTATTTTTTCTCAGGAGCTCTTTACACTTAACGTCATATTGAGAAGCTTCCTCTCCAAATTCACGAACAATGGTATGAGTTAAATCTAATCTTTCGTGCTTGGCTTTCTCAGTCAATCGTGTCATAACTAAAACGTCGATAAGAGTTTTATCCTGAGTGTTCAACCAAGTAAAATTATCCCCTATGTTGGTCAATCCGCATTCGTACTCTAAAAACTTCAAATCAAACTTTAGATTGTATCCAACTAATGTTTTAGTATGCTCTATAGTTCTCAACACCTCAAACATTTGGTCCTCTGAAAGGTTGCCATAAACTTCGGGGTGGTCAGAATGACGGAACGGAAAATACATGACCACGCTCTTAGGGGTAGCTAATCCTATTCCACATATTTCATTTTTATTAAATTCAAACCCATTACTCTCAATATCTAAAAAGAGAGTGTCCGACTCATTTAATTTCCGTAGGGCATCCTTAAAATCATCAGGAGTGATGATTTTTGATTCATTAGTAAATAATGTATCTGTTCCGTACTTTATCAAAAAATTCTCAATTCTAGGGGATAGGGGGGCAGGTTATGCCCCCCTTCCTCTTACGCCTCGGACATAAATTGACCTTTAGCGTTACGTTTTCGGGGTTTACGACTACCTTTAGTAGTCGGAGCGGACATAGTTGGTCTATGTAACTGATGAGCTACACGATCACTAGGAAGTGTCCGATTAGGCTTCACTAAATCCGGCTCGGCAGCTATCGCCCTAGATCCAGTAAACAACCCCTTTACAAACCCAAGTATACTCATACTTGTCTCTCCTTCCCTAGAATAAAGACTCTTCGTCGATATTCGCAGAGGGCGTGTCAAACGACGGAACTTCCGACGAACTATCCACATCCCAAGATGCCGTATTAGAAGACGTTCCATTTAGAGAAGTTGTCTGAGACTCTGCATTTCGCTTTTCTATGGCTGATGCAATAGCCCGCTCCTTCTGTAAAAAGAAATCTACAGGTCGAATCAGGGAATCGGCGGATTGCCCCCCTGCCTCAGACGGGACACTGGCTTCATCGGTAACAGTTTTTATGGAGTACGAAGTGTCATCTCTTCCACTCCCTGTTCGACGAATCCTAACCTTATGCTTATTCAAAGCCCCGTCTTCATCGTAAATATCCACAATTTGATTCCATAGATACTTACTACGCCCAAAACCTTGTGACCACATTTGGAAATTGTCTGCGGACTGTTTCAGGAACGCCTTTCCGCTAGGACTCTGAACTTTCTCCCAAGAAGCCACATTATCGTCACCGAAGTTCTTGTCCAAAGTTTTAGAGTTAGCGGGGTTTCTCATAACGTTTTCCACGTACAACCACACACCAAATTTAGTTCTGAGTTGTGTTCCAGAATCTACTTCAGCAGCTTTGTATTGACCCTCTTCGGATTGACCTTCAGCCATAGCGTCGTAGGTATATGCGCCGTTACGACCCATACCTGTGGCACGATAAGTTGAAAAGTCTTGAATCCTATAATCTTCGGGGTCACCTGACGGAACTATAGATACTGTAGCAATATCACCATCGTACAGCCAAAGTTCAGAACCCGGACCTCTTCGAGAGGATCGTTCCTGTTCTTCCTTGTCGGCTCGCTGACTAATGCCAGCAATTCCACCACTTACCATTTCAAACTCCCTTCCAAACCTAAATCGGTTCGGTTAGCTATTATGGAATGCAAAAGG